GATTGAAGCGTAGGCGTGAACTCAAACCATGGCTGGCTTTTGTCTGTCGTCCATGTCATGTAGCCAGCGACGGCACGCTCTAACGAATCCTTGGCGGTGATGTCGTAAAGGTGGGCGTCGCGTTGATTATTCGGCGTGTAATCTTTTTGAGTGACGCCAGCCTTACGAGGGAAGACATGTTCCGCGATCTCCTGCCACATCGTCTCCCAAACGGCGCGCTCGTTTTTAAGCCGATTATTCTTTTTGATCCAGGCTTTTGTTTGTTCGGTGCCCTCGTTGTAATCGCTCATGAGGTTATTTCATTTTGCCAGCCATGCCTGCGCCTTTAATGGCCTCGTATGCCGCCTGTTTAAAGATTGAACCACCTCTGGCTGGTATCGCTGGCTTTGGTCGTTTGGCATCGTTGACCATTACGCCTTCACCTCCGACGCCGAGCCTGCCCATTGCGCCAAGTGCAGTCGATGGAGCTAACGGATTAGCCGGATTCATCGTTGACCTGAGTCCCTGCCGACGGTTTGCGGCGGTGTAAGCTTGGCTTCCGTCCATCGCGTCTGCACGCACTGGCGCGGGGCCGCGTGGCACTGGCTGAGGCTTTTGTTCTTTTGGCTTTCCTCCCATAATGGGCGGATTCTCTCACTTTTGAGAGACAAGGCAATATCAATTTTGAGAATCGCAAGAAATAGCGGTGCCCATTGCTCGTCACTTTAGGGAGTGTTAACAGCACTCTTTAGACGCGGACACTAAATATTAGCTCGCCGTTGATCCTCAGAAGCCCCTTTTTCAATGGGCTAATCGCAGAGAAGAAAATCAACGGCGAGCACTGTCTTGGTGGACATTTTATTTCTAGCAAAAATTTACGCCATGTAAACCTGATGTTCAGGATGTTTCCGCAAGTCCTGGTATGGCAACCAATGAACATCTCCGCCATTCTTGCGGCAAAAGCCAAGCCATTTCCGCGTCTCCTTGCGTGGATCAATCTCTAAAAACTCCGCCATGTTGCCCACGGCAAGGGTTACAAACACGGCCTCTTCTTGGCAATCCTCGCCAAATTCCCTCACGGCATCCACGGCCAGAATCAAGCAGTCAGGCGACGAGTAAATGTAACTCGACTCGTCCAGGTGTTCCAGAAGCGTCTTTGTGAAGTCCAGGCCGAGTTCAGCGGCAACGATGGCGGCTTGTTTTTGTGGTGTCATTTCAATAACCTCCCGTTTCTTGTTGAGCGTTTCTGTTCCTTCGTGGCGATTCTGGCCCATTATAGCCGGGAATCAAGCCGAGCCTATCAGCCTCCGCCATCGTTCGGACGGCATCGGCAACGTGAGATGCCCAAGTGTGAAGCGGCACATTACGAACAATTCCAGAGCTTGAGTCAGGCGCGGACTCGTAAGCTTTGAGCGCTTTGACGCCACGCTCGCAGCATGGAAGTCGAAACTCAAACGTTGGAAACAGGCCCATAACGTAGTCGATGCCCATCCAGACATCGGGGATCACGGGCACAATTTGAATGTTCTTGAATCCTGCCGTGATGGCGTCGGCCTCAAATGTCACGCCGTTTCGCTGTGTCTGGCGTGCATCATGAGGCATGAAGTGTTTTCCGTATTTGTAGCCCTTCGCGTTCATGTGGGCATAGCGCGAAAGAATCGTGTCATCAGCTCCAACGGGGCCGATGTCCACGTCAATCCAGCGCCAACCACCAAAGGGCACACGTTGACCATACCATACGGCAGTATTACGAGGCCCGCCGAGATCCCAGAATGTATGAACTGGCGCACGTCCATCTATCGGGAAAGGTCCGATTCTGCCCTCAGCTGCCGCTTTTGTCATGTATCGGCCATAAATAGCGTTCTCGTTGGCAATATTGAAATCACAGTAAAATTCCTGCCGTATCAGCGGCTCAGACATGCCGGATCGTCTTTCCTCGTCAATCTGTGCAAGCGTGATAGCGCCAGTGTCCTCAACGCTGAGCACCTGGGAAAACCATGACTCGTTCACCGCCGCCATCTTGAGCATGTCAAGGAAATGGTTCTCACCTCGCGGCGTTCCGTTGAACCACGCAAAGCCGCCGTTCTCCGCCAGAATCGGGCGCGTGTAATCCCACGCGAGCGGGTTTTGATTCTGGAACTCGGAGAACACGACGCCGTAATAGTTTCCGCCGACAACGTCCAGGTTATCGGTGCCCAAGATTTGAATCGTTGAGCCGTTGATAAGCTCAATTCGCATATCAGTCTGATTCGGAGGCTTGGCTAGCAGCTCTTTCGGGATGTGGTCAATCACGCGCATTCCGTTGGTGACATCCACATTCAACCAAAGAGCCTTGCGCCCGAGAGCTGCCGTCGGGAAATAATAGGCGTAGTTTGCCTTCGTTTGAATGGCGCGTTCAATAAGTTTGTTAAAGCACAACTTATCTTTTCCTGCCCGTCGATGAAACACGAGAACAACACGCTTTACCTCATCCATCGCTCGCCAGGCCTTGAGCTGGTAATCCCTTGGCGTGAAGCGGTGAGGGAGCTCAATGGTCACTAGCTCTAGCCTCCTGCTTGCGGTGCTTGTGCATTCGGTTGCCTAGGCAAGCGGGACAGCTGCCATGATTCCGGCAGGAGCGATCAAAACGCCTACCCTTGCGGTAGGGCTGCTTTATTGTGCGGCTCATAACTTCCTGATCACAATTTCAGTAACGCCAGAATGCTCAACCTTCTCGGGCGCGTAATGTCCCGCACCTTTGCCAATCTCGCGAAGTGCTCCTGTGGCAGCTGAAAAGTCGGCGACTTCCTCGGCGCTCGCGGCAATTCTAGCGAGGCGTTCAAGCCATTTGTCCTTGGACATGTCGAACTTCTTTTCGGCTTTTACTGCAATTTTGTTGCGAAGTTCCTCGATCCTTGTTGCAACCTTGTTGTCATTAGCAAGTTTTGATGCGGCTGGATCAATCGACAAGGCGGGGCCGCTTGGATCACTGGCAACGTGTTCACGATAAGCCTGGGCAGCTGGCATGTTTAGCGCCACAGCCTGAGCAAACTTTTCGTGTTTTGGGTTCTTCAGCGCTGGCATTTTGATTTTTCCTTTTCAATTATCTTTTCCAGCATTTTATTCACGTAAGCATTCCATGCGTCCGCAAACTCTTTGCTAAAAGCTTCATTATTAGCATAAATCTGCTCGACAACACTCAAAGGAATATCGGTTGATTGATTCAGCGCTGGCATAATTCGTAGAGGTTGCACACTGCAATTTGTTGCCTCGGCTCAAGTTGGTCGTATTTAGCATCGGACACCGAGTTGGCGAATAATGGGCAATGCCTCACATCTTCCCACCACTCGTAAACGCTAGGATTGCCGCCATTTTGAATCCTTTTCAAGAATTCATTGGTTAAAGCCTGATAAAGCCAAACCGGCGTCTCTTTGTGCTGCAAAATATCACTCAACTCTGGGCGAGTGAGTTGAGAAAGCTTTTTTTCAGAATCAAGAAATTGCAATGATGTCATATTCGATAATCCCTCAATTAATCCGTTTTTCAAGATTTTACTTACTTTATGAAAATTGTGTCAAGCTTATTTGGCGGAATGTAGATTTTCAACGAACGGATAGGCAATATCATCAATTTTGTTTCTGCGCCAGATTGTTCGGCCAATCTTCGTCAGTCTCTCGCCCTGGCGCACACAGGCGGCAGTAGCTCTTTTGTGACCGAGGCTCAGTCTTGAGCACGTCTCGCTGCTCACCGCAGTATTGGCAGACTCCCGGCCCATGCGTCTCCGTAGGCACTGGCGGCTCATTGGAGCCGAGCACGGACAACGGCAAAAGGCCGAACAAGCAGGATGCAGACAACCGCTCTGGGGCGTTGGGCGTGTTATTCATGGTCTTGGGTTCGCGGTGTCTGATCCTGGTCGTTCGCTGGAAGAGTAGCGTTTCGGCGGATGCAGGCGACGAACTCCTGAAACAACTCTGACTGCTGAGTCACCCACTCAGGTTGGAGGCACTCGATACTGCCAGCAATGGCGTGCAACCGCCGCTCCATATCATTTGCATGAGCAATCATTGCCACCCCTAGCTTGTTGTCGTTTCCGCGAAAACGAGCACGGATGGCATTCGTTGCGGGTGTATGCCCCAACAGCGAACCAGCCGCTGCACCCAAGCCATCCTCTGGCTGGACTGTAGCGGCTCCATCATCGACCATTTGCCCGGTCACAGGCGTTCCATTTGCATTCATAGGCTATTCTTTGTCGTTGGCTGGGTGAGCTTGTCGTTCGACAAACGAGACTTCACTGCTTCCACGATCTGGCGCGGAGAAACACCGTCACCAATCAATCCAACTTCATCGCGGATTTCTTGGAGTGCGCGGAGCAGTGCCAGCTTCTCGGCTTCGTCCATTGTCTCGCACAGTTTCTCCCGCTCTTTTAGTCGCGCGTTCTCACATTGCAGTTTCTTGACCTCATCGAAGAGGCTCACATTGATTTCGTCTTGGGTCATACTCATAATGTCGAACAAGGTTGCTGCTCCCAACTTCGGGAGCGGTGGTGTCGTGGGTGATAGGGTTAGTCTTTCGCTCTCCCTTCGTGGGAGAGCACAGTGTTCGCGGAAAGAGGTTCTCCGCATCTTGTGCAGTGCGCGTTGTGAAGTTGTGGCCTCCATGCTTTTCTTGGTGTGGCGTAGCTCATGCGCATCTGCATCGGAATCCAATGGCGGAACGATTTGCACCCGCATGGCTTTCCGTGCCAAATCCGCGAACAAGACGCTGCATTGAACGCCGAGGAGCGTCCTTCTTGAAGCGGAGATTTAGAGTCGGCGTCCATAAGCTTATGCGTTAGCCATGACAATAATTCACAACTTTCCCGCTTTCGTCTCGGTATCGAGCGTAAGCCCGTGTCTCACTGCATGAGTCGTCGTTCTCCTCCCACACTCCCAGTTTGGCTTGCAGGTTGTGCATTGCTGCCACGTATTGTTCACACGCGGTTTCCGCTGCTGGTTTGTCGTTGTATATAATGTCGTCCATAATTTAAGAAGGCTAACAAGACGCGCCATCCAACGGCGCGGGCATCTCTGGTTGTTTCGGTTGTCCTGCGCCGCCGTGGATGCGCTCTGCGTTCTCCTTATCTGCGGGTGGCCTCCATTTGGCGGCGGCATGTTTCAACGCCACACCACCACAACAGAGAGCCGTTCTGCACGATGCTGCCGATGCTTCCTTTGCCGTCGTCAATGTCCACTGTCCAGCCGTAGCTGGTTTCCCGTGCCGTGGCTTTCATCTTTGGTTCCAGCGTCTCGGCAGCGGCAAGAGCTTGAAGTTCTGACGGGAAGCCTTTCGGCATGTTTGGTGCTTGGGAGAAGTCAAGTTTTTCGTATGTCTTCATAATGGAGTCTAGGGTAAATCGAAGGAGAACAAGCGGGATGCAGGCAACGGCTCGAAGGGCATCTGTCGTGGAATCAAAGTCATTCGCTCGCCGTCGCCTGATCCGCGACGTTCGCATCAGGAATCAGCCCGTGTTTGCGAAACGTCCCAATGTCGTCAGGATGAGCCTTTGACCAATCTCCGCCTTGCCGAAACAGGCTATTTGATTCAGTCCCCGATACGCCGTCCGCAAAGTTCTCTTTGAGCAGCACCGCCACTGCGCAGAAGTAGCCGCGCTCCCAATCATGCGAACGCTTTGCTGCACTCAACGGAGTGGGCTTTTTTGTCGTAGCGGTAGATTTTCGTTTGGCCATATTCTATTCCTTTGGTTGAGTTTTTTCGCCGCCCACTCCGTAAGTGAGCAAGGCGTTCGGCAGAATTGGGGACATCCAGAACGCGGGAGGATAATGCCAATCGTGATAGCGGTCGTCTTGCTGGTTGTAGATCGACCACTCGCACTCGTCTTCCCATCGAGTCACCATACCTTTGAGCCAAGTTGCCCATTCAGGCGACCACATCAAAACATCGACTTGATCGCCAATCTGTCCGGGCAGCTTATCCGCCGTTTTAACCCAAGCCGAACAAGCCGCGTCAGGACAACCGTTACCAGCGCATGCAGGCAATGGCTCGGAGGTGGTCTGTTGTGTTTTCATAGTCATTTGCTCGCCGTCGCCTGATTTTCGATGTTCTCCGCCTTCCGTTTCGGACGCTTGGCGGACTTCAGCGCGGCGAGGGCTAGTCT